TTTCTAAACGGAGGTGCTAACTTGTTCTTTTCAACTTCTACCTCACAGGTGATACCAAGCGGTTCGTCATCTGAAGAATGGTATATTCCGGTTTTCTTTATTTTCAAAATCAAGGAAGCATAGAACTTAATGGCTCTACCTCCAGGCATAACTTCCCTGGGACCGTACAAAACTCCCACGTTTTCACGAATCTGATTAACCATTACAAAAGCTATCTGCTGAGCAGCTATGGAACGTATAAGCTTGCGCAGATTAGTAGAAAGTACTTTAGCCTGCTGACCTGGCTGTAAGTCGTAAAAGCGGTCTTTTTTGCTAATTTCACTAAATACTGGGGTGGCAGTTACTGAGTCCCACACCACCAAAATGGGAATATCCGGTTCTTTTTCTCTAAACTGAATTATCTTGTCCAAAGTTTCAAAAACCTCTTCCATGGTCTCCGGACGAAGGAGGAGCAGGGAAGAGTTGTCCACTCCAATTCTTTCAGAGCGAGCAGGGTCGTAAGCGTATTCGGTATCCATTAACACGCTCAATCCGCCCATGCGTTGACACTCAGCCAATAAATGGGTAACTAAAGTAGACTTACCGGACCCTTCGGTTCCGTACACTAAGGTTACTCGAGCAGAGGGAATTCCCCTCTGCCCGATTATCCAGTCCAGGGAGGGAGCTTGAGTGGATATGTAATATTTAGAGGTGATTCCTTCCTGGAGAGCTTCTTTATCAAATAAGAGGTCTTCATCTATACTGCGTACCTCCTTAATTAGCTGCTGGAAGGTGTCCTGGTTCATGCCCCACCACTCCCTACACCTGGATCATGGTCTTTACACATTTCTTTCTTACCGAGCAGTCCATGCAGCGTTCGTCTTTAGCCGAGAAACTGCCGAAACAAGACGGAACATCTTCTTCCTCAGGTTCAACATTGGCTCCAAAAGGAACCTCGGTAGGATCCTCTTCTGCATCCTCTTCAGGCTGTAGTCCTATCGTCATGTAGCTTTTTATAGTTTTATAATCTTCAACTGCCACCAAAGCATCTAAATCGTACAGCTGGTCCAAAATGGATTTATCAGGAAGTGGATATCTGGCAGCTGGATATACAGAATACATAGTAGTTCTAATATCTCCAGGATTTTTCATAGTACGGATGATGCGTATCAGATATCCATTATCGGGATGAGTAAAATCACCGTAATTAGGGTCTCTCAAAAATTGAGCCAAGCTGTCTCTAACCGTGCTCGGGAAGGAAAGCACCAGCACTCCAGCATCTGGGTTATCACCGTCTATAATGTTGGCCAGGAACTTAACCTTAGGAAGGTAGCGCTTAACAGCGTCGTCTTTAAAGGTGTACCCCTTGCGCAGCAGCTTATCGGCTTCCTCACAGATGGGGCAGGGAGACCCTAGCATTTTGCGGGGACAGTTAACCTGCTTTTGGTCTAGACCTACGCCGTAGTGAACCCAAACTTCCTTAACAATATCCCCTTTTGGAGACCAGGGAGGAAGGAAGCGAATACTGTTGGTATCCTTCCACTTATAATATTTAACATTGGACTCGTTAACACCTTCCAAAAACTTTTCCAATTTTGGTTGGTAATATGGCATTTGGCATCTACCCCTTTCTAAACAATTGAATTCTTCAACGCGCGCATATTGGCACTGTAAGTTATCAACATTTCCTTCTTGACATTCAGCGCACTTGCCATTGCGTTCAACTTACCTATCGTGTAATCCATAATCATTAAGTTCTTAACCATCTCACCATGTTTTTCATCATTACTAATGTAGCTTTTAATTGTAGCTTCAGTAGCTTTGTCTAAGGAGGCACGAAAATAAAGGTACAATCTGGATTCGTAGACATCAAATAACTGTTCATACATACCCCTCACTTTCTTAGCTCTTGATATCAGTTCATTTATATAATACATCAATCCAGGTATACTTACAATAGCATCTTCAAGATTATGTATATCAATACTAAAGTGTAACTTAGTATCAATTTCAGCTATTTCTTTTCGTAGTGAATCGTGTTCTTCAAGTAAAAGTTCCTCTACCGGTTGCAAGTCGGAAAAATCCACACTGCTCATCGCCCAGTACTCCCGAAACCTCCAGTTCCCCGTTCAGTTTTCGAAAGTTCATCAACTTCCACTATTTCTACTTTAGGAACCTCACGTAAAGCACCTTGAGCAATACGTTCACCTTCACGTACCACATAAGGAGCAGAAGAGTGGTTGAACACTTTAACCATCCACTCGCCACGGTAGTCAGAATCAATAGTACCTAAATGTACCTGCAGGGAGAAATCAAAAGCATGGCCGCTACGGGTACGTATCACAACCTCGTAGCCTTCAGGTATCTCGGAAGCAATACCCAAAGGAATAGTGGCTGCCTGGCGGGGAGGAATAACTAAAATAGTAGGGGAGTACAAATCAAAACAGGCTGCGCCCTTACTTTTGAACGCAGGGAGCTTAACATTGGAACGCAGCCTTTTAATCTTCAAAGTTACTACCTCTTCTTTCTTACTCATCTTGATTATCACCTTCCTCTTCCGTTATTTGATGCAATCTGTACATTCCTCCAGCTATCATAGTTGCATAGCCGTTAAAAATACTTAAAGCAATGTCCCGATTAACTTTTTCATCCTTATCCGGAATTTGCTCCAGTACATATAACATAGCTGAAAACCAGTTTGTTCCATACTGTAGCGCAGGAATAATCTGATTTTTCAACACATCGACCAATTCCTGCACAGTCATGTCTTCACACTTAATTTTTCCTACGTCAATCAAGTTTTCCTGCTGTTGACTTTGCATATTTACACCTCCCTAACGTGTTCAAGTATATTATAGTTGAAAATAAAACTTTGTCAACATGTAGTATAAAAATTTTTGGGAAAAACTTGATTAAATCCACATGAATCAATATAATAACTATGAGGTGATGGAATTGATAACCATCGAGATAACCAACACTCTCTCCAGGGTAAAGTTTGATAACCCACGCAGCCAGATAAACAAAGCAGTAGCCAAAAAACTCTACGACCGTTTAGCATACAAGCAACCCGGATATCAATACACTTCTGCCTACCAGAATGGTACCTGGGATGGGTACATACGTCTTTATAATATGTATTCAGGAAAGTTTCTAACTGGGCTGCTGAACAGGGTAATTTCCATTCTGGAAGAAGAAAATATAGCTTACCGCATAGAAGATAAAAGACGTAAACCACAAGTAGAACTGAAAGAGATAAACCTAAACGGAGTAACTTTAAGAGACTATCAAATCGAAGCAGTAGAAAAAGGAATTCAGGCAGGAAGAGGTATATTCGATATGAGCGTAGGAGCCGGTAAAACAGAAATAGCCGCAGCATTAATTCAAAGACTGGATGTACCCACCCTGTTCATAGTGCACATGCGCACCTTGCTCCACCAAACTAAAAAACGCCTTGAAGAAAGGCTGAACACCGAAGTTGCACAATTTGGAGATGGTAAGTATGAGTGGGGCAAGATAGTAGTAGCTTCCATTCAGTCTTTACACCGCTACATCAAGAATCCTACTCTCAAAGAATTAGTAAAGAATATGAGCATGGTAATTGTGGATGAAGCACACCATGTTGCCAACAACACATATAAAAATATTCTTCAAATATGTGACGCCTATTACCGCTTTGGTTTATCAGGAACCCCTCTTGACAGAGAAGACGGAGGTTCTATGATAACTGTGGGTTATCTTGGTGAAGTCATCTATCAAACTAAAGCTTCGGACCTTATAGAAAGAAACTATTTAGTAGTACCAGAAATAAGGTTTAGTATTGTTCCCGAGGAAGCCATACCTTTACAGTACCGCCTGGAATACAGAAGGAGCAGCGACTGGAGAGAAGTCTACGAACTAGGCATAGTAAGTAACGACTACCGTAACCAGATGATAAAGGATGAGTTGAAAAACTTGTTAAAAGAAAAAAGACATATTTTAATAGTTGTCAAAGAAATAAAACATGCTATAATACTGTTCGAAGACTTGGTTAAAGAAATAGACA